ATTGACGCAGAGTATCAAGACAGCGACCAGCGCCGCTATTTTCTATCCTGCCCAGAATGCGCCCACGAGCAACATCTAGTCTGGGGTAATCTTGGCTGGAATAACGCACTAACCGAAGCCTGGTACACCTGCTCAGAGTGCGGAAGCGCGATCAGCGAAAGCCACAAAACCACAATGTTAGCCAATGGGCGCTGGATAGCTCAAAACCCCGAAAGCAAAACAAGAGGCTATCACCTAAACGGACTTTACAGCCCAATCGGTCTCGGCTTTAAGTGGGTAGAGTTAGCGCAGGAGTGGGCGAAAGTACACGCAGACCCTGCCCAACTGAAACGCTTTATCAACACAACGCTAGGCGAAGTCTGGGAAGATACCTCCAACACCCTCAAACATCAAAAACTAGAGCAGCGAGCAGAAGCGTGGCAGCAGAAAACTATCCCAACAGGATGCTATATTCTCACCGCAGGCGTGGACACCCAAGATAATCGCCTCGCAATTCAAATCTTAGGCCATGGACGCCAGGAAAAAGTGTGGGTTATAGACTACTTTGAAATGCCTGGTCATCCCGGCAGACCTGAATTATGGATGAAACTAACTGCCGTCCTCAACACCCCGATCATCAACCAACATGGACACGAGATGACGATCCAAGCCACCGCAATCGACTCAGGCGGCCACTTCACCCACGAGGTCTACCAATTTGTAAGAGGGATGAGCGCCCGCCGCCTGATGGCAATTAAGGGGAAAAATACACCAGGCGGCGCACTGCTGGCGGGTCGTCCATCAATTCAAGATGTCAACTATCGCGGCAAGGTCATCAAAAAAGGGGTCAAGCTCTGGTTGGTGGGGGTTGATACAGGCAAGCACACCCTTTACGCACGACTAAAAGGGGATGAGGATGTACCAGAAGCGGAGCGCATGATCCACTTCAACCAAGATTTAGAGCAAGATTATTACAAAATGCTAACCGCAGAGGTCTACGATCCAGAGAAAAACCGCTGGGTATTGAGAAAAGGGCGCAGAAATGAGAGCCTAGATACTTGGATATACGGAGTAGCCGCAGCGCACCATCCAGAAATAAGGGTTCACGCTATGCGCCAAAAAGATTGGGACCTGCTAAAAGAGCGCTTAGGAAGTGAACCGCAGCCAGATCAGCCAGAACTACCGGAACCGGAACTGCCAACGCCAACCCGACGCAAACCAACCCGCCGCAGAAAGGGCGGATTCGCTACAAACTTCTAAAAAATGGGCGTAGTTCAAAAAATCATAGGCGCAGTCCGCAGCCGCTTCAACAGCGAAATGGAGCAAGAGCGGCTAGAGATGCTCCTCCAAGATTTAGAGGATGATATCTGCAACAAACTCGGAGGAGAGAGCCGTTACATCGAATCAAAACCCCGAACCGCATACGCCAAAAGAAACGCAGAGATCAGAGAACAATTTAACGGGCAAAATATGAGAGACATCTGCAACAGCTACAATGTAAGCAGAGCCAGAGTCTATCAAATAATAAACGAATAATACCTGCAGAATAATTAGTCTAGCGTTTTGCACTAAAAACTAGACTGACATTTCTCTATACTGAAGGGAATGTCTAATAAATTTAACTCAGCCAACTACCCAACTACCGCCGCCAGCCGCATCATAGCTGGTGACCGCACCGCTTGGAAGATTACCGAGCTCTCTGCTGACTACCCTACCGACGAGTACACGCTAAAATATGCAGCTCGTTTAGAGAGTGACGGCAGTACTGAAATTGAGATCACAGCCACAGGGTCAGGCGACAACTATCTGATTGAGCTAGAGAGCGCCACAACTGCAGCTTATAGCGCAGGGACTTATCAATGGCAGCTCTATATAATTAGAGACAGCGACAGCGAGCGCATCACTATCACAAACGGGAGCTTCGAGGTGATCGCTAATCGCGACACCAGCAGCACAGATCCTCGCTCTCAAAATAAGATTGCACTTGATGCAATTAACGCAGTTATGAGTGGGCGTGCCAGCAAAGATCAAGAATCTTACTCAATCGATGGTCGCTCGCTCTCCAGAACCCCCATCTCTGACCTTATTCTGCTGCAGAAGCATTATAAAAACGCAGTCGCAAGAGAGCAGAACGCAGAGCGTATCCGCAAAGGTCTCCCCTCAAATAGAGTCATTTTCACAAGGTTTGGATAATGGGAATAATCGCAAAAATATTTAAAAGAGCCCAACCATCCAAGTCCCAGCGGAGTTATGCTGGGGCAAAAATTAACCGCCTCACATCTGATTGGACAATGCAGAGCGGTCATATTAACGACACCCTGCGCCACGACCTCGCAACCTTGCGCGGACGCAGTCGTGACTTGTCACTTAATAACCCTTATGTCGGTCGTTATTTTAACCTGCTGAAAACTAACATTATTGGCGGAACAGGGATAACGCTGCAGGGAATGTCAGTCAACCCAGATGGCAAACTTGACACCAACGCAAACGAGAAACTAGAGCAAGGGTGGAAAGAGTGGGGCAGTCAATACGCATCACTTGATGGGCGCTCCAATTTTTTAGATATCGAGAGGCAGGTAATTGAGGGGGTCGCAAGAGATGGAGAGGTGTTTATCCGCTCTCATCGCATCGTGGGCGATAACCCTTTTGCATTTACTCTTGAGTTGATCGACCCCAGCAGAATTGATGAAACTCTAAACGAAGAGAAGCTCAAAAACGGCAACTCAATCCATTTAGGTATCGAGTTTGATAACCTGGGCCGCCCTATCGCTTACTATCTAAAAACTCGCACCGCTCACGAAAACAGTACATATCTGCGCGGCACGAGCTATACCCGCATCCCTGCAGAAGAGATTCTCCATATTGGCAAGCAAGAGCGACCAGGTCAAGTGAGATTCGCTCCTTGGATAGCCTCAGTAATGGGAGCTCTTAAACAGTTGGACGGTTATCAGGAAGGTGAGCTGATCGCTGCCAGAATTGCCGCATCTAAGATGGGATTTTTTACAAGTCCTGAGGGTGAGCAGTACGGCGAGGAAGATGCAGGCGGCTCATTAGTGACAGAAGCAGAGCCGGGAATGTTTGAACAACTGCCAGAAGGGTGGGATTTTAAGTCATTTGACCCACAACACCCAGCCGGCAACTATGCCCCATTCGTCAAATCCACGCTGCGCACGATTGCTGCAGGATTGAATGTCACTTACGCCAGCCTTGCCGGGGATTTAGAGTCAGTCAACTTCTCCTCAATTCGTCAAGGTGCGCTAGAGGAGCGCGACCGCTGGAGAGCAGATCAGAAATGGCTAATCGACCGCCTCCACCGCCCTATCTACAGAGCGTGGTTACAATCTGCGCTCTTAACTCAAGCGGTTGCGCTCCCTGCAGAGAAATATTCAAAATTCACCCGCATAGAGTTCCGTCCTCGTGGTTTCGGCTGGGTCGATCCGTTAAAAGATATGAAAGCCGCAGCAGAGGGAATTGCGATGGGCGTGCAGACTCGATCAGAAGTTTGCGCAAGAGCAGGCGTAGATTTTGAAGATGTAGTCGAGCAGCTCGCAAGAGAGCAGGAGCTTCTTGATAAATATGGAATCAAGCTAGGGGCAGATGAGTCTCCAACCGAACAACCCGCAACGAAAGAGGAAGTAGCAGATGCAGCAGACTAAACTAAAAACAGGCACGCTCAACCGCTCTTATGAGCTAGATCGTGCAGCAATTAACAAAGAGAGCAGAACGGTAGATATCGCATTCTCTTCAGAAGAGCCAGTGGATCGCTGGTTTGGTACCGAGATTCTTGACCATGAGAGTACTAGCGTGCGGCTTGGACGGCTGCGTGATGGTGCGCCACTCTTGTTCGGGCATAACCACTCCGATCTGATCGGGGTTGTAGAAAAAGCGAGTATTGATTCTGACAAAAAGGGCAGGGCAACTGTTCGATTCGGCAAGAGCGAGCGCGCAGAGCAGATGTTTAACGATGTGAAAGATGGGATCCTCCGCAATGTGTCGGTCGGATATCGTATTCACAAATTTTTAGTAGATGAAGAGACCTCTGAAAATCGCGCAATCGATTGGGAGCCAATGGAGATTAGCATGGTCACTGTACCAGCTGACGCAAGCTCGCAAGTTGGGAGAGCTGATGAGCCAGAGGGCGAGCATCAAACAAATTTAACTTATATAGAGAGAGCAATTATGTCAGAAAAACCAGAAGCAGTTGCTGCAGTTGTTGCAGAGCCAAAAATCAATATCGAAGAGGTCCGCACTACCGCTGAAAGCAATGGCGCAAAATCGGAACTTGCACGAGTGCAGTCAATTTTGGACGCAGGCAGTGAGTACAGTCAGCCAGAGTTGGCACGCCAATTCGTGAAAGATGGAAAAAGCATCGATGAGATGCGAGTTGCAATTTTAAATGAGATCAAAACCAACCCAACGCAGGAGCGCGCAGAAATGGAAACACCTAACCTAGACTTGTCAGAGAAAGACAAACAAGAGTATTCACTATTCCGTGCAATCAACGCATCGGTCACAGGAAATTGGAAAGATGCAGGCTTCGAGCTTGAAGCCTCAGCAGCGATTGAAGATAAACTAGGGCGTTCAGCTCGTGGCTTCTTCGTGCCAACTGATATCTTTAATGGTCAGCGTGCCGCGATGAAAACAAGCAGTTCTGCTGCTGGTGCAGAGATGGTCGGAACAGATCACCTTGGCGATAGCTTTATTGACGCACTAACTAATCGCTCAGTAGTAGCTGGCGCAGGCGCTCAAATTTTGGGTGGACTACAGGGAAATATAGAGATTCCAAAACTCACTACAGGAACAGCATGGGGCTGGGTCGCAGAAGATGCAGATGCAGCTGATGCAGCAGCAGTAACAGGCGAGCTTGCATTGTCTCCTAAAACCGTATCTGGCGGCGTAGCAATGAGTCGCAGACTGCTTAAACAGAGCTCACCAAGTGTTGAGCAGATGATCCGTAACGATATGGTTCGTGGAGCAGCTCTTGCGATTGATCTAGCAGCCCTCTCTGGTTCTGGTTCAAGCGGTCAGCCAACAGGCATCACCAATACTACAGGCATCGGCTCTGTTACGGGCGGAATCGCAGACTTTGGCGCAATGGTAGACCTCTGGTCAGCAGTTGCAGTTGATAATGCAGCAGCAGAAGGGATGGCGTATGTGCTTAACGCAACTAACGCTGGAACTCTAATGCAGACAGCAAAAGATAGCGGCAGCGGCATCATGGTGCTAGAGAATGGCAAGATCAACGGCTACAACGCAATCATCTCTAACCAGATGGCGACTGGCACAATGGTCTTTGGTGACTTCACTCAGCTAGTGATCGGAATGTGGGGCGTGCTAGATATCGTAGCAGATACAGCAACAAAGGCAGCTGCAGGCGGACTAGTTCTGCGTGCGTTCCAAGATGTTGATATCGGCGTGCGTCACGCAGAGAGCTTCGCAAAAGGAACAACAGCCTAAGCGATAGAGTAAATACCCCTCCACCTTAATCGGTGGGGGAGTTTTTAACCAAAGCAGACAGGAATAGACAATGAAAATAAAAGCATTAGCAAATGTCGGAGCAAGTGGCAAATCACTTAAAGCTGGCAAACAGGCAGAAGTATCAGACCGAGATGGAAAAATCTTAATCTCACTAGGAAAAGCTGAACTCGTAAAAAGCAAAGCAGCACCAAAGGCAGCACCAAAAACAGAAGCAGTAGAAGCAGTAGAAGTAGCCAAATAGGGCAGAACAATGAGCTTTACAGAAGATTTAACCCCATTTTTTGACACCGATGACTTTGCCGATACAGCAACGCTCACCATCGGCGGAGGGGCGGGCGTCTCAATCAATGTAATCTTCAATAAAGAGTGGGATCAAGAG